TTAAAAAGCAATAAAGAATTCATTGGATTTAATTCGATCACACATAAACCAAAATTTAAACAGTTTTAGAATGCTGTAATTTGAATTTAGATCGGCTCAATTTTGAGCAGATATTTTCAGAAGGCGTTGTACCTGATTCTTATGAAGGAGGGAGTAAAGGTGACTCAAATTGTTGAGGCAAATATTAAGTTCGAGATACCGGATGACAAAGTTTTAGTTGACCGTATCGAATGGGAAATCACCAAGAAGAAAGCGGAGGCTCACGAAATTTGGAAAATGGACGACTTGAAAAACTACATGCTCAATAAGAGTACTGAATGGATTAAAGATAATGTTTTAAAGAATCCGCATCTATATCCGCAACTGCAAGAGCTTCGTGATAAAGGAGCACTTGGTGGCGGTGGCAAAGGTGGTATATGGTGGATGTTTGCCGATGAAATCAAGGAATTTATTGATGATAACAAAGAAGTGATTATGAGAGGGAATTAGCAATGAGAATTTTAATAGCAATATTGGTAATAGCAGGAATGGCCTACGCGTTTGGTCGTTTTGGATTTAATTCATTTTTCGAGTAAGGGGTGAATAGTAATGAAGTTAGTAAAAATTGATGATTACACGTACGTCAATCCAGCATTAATTGGAGCAATAAAAGATGAGAGTTTTGGTGTGAACATTTATTTGACCGGTTCAGATAAACCGATAGAAACGTTAGCAGACACTGAAAAAGTACTCGACGCTATTTGCGGTAGCGAGGAGCACTTAGTAAATGATGCTGATATGAAGATTCTTAAAGCAGAGAGTATTAATTCTGGCCATTTGAACCAACAAAAATACCCATCTCGGTAAATACATTAAAAAGGGTGATTAATGTTTGCTTCGTAGTGATCTTGTTAATGTATTGAAGAGAATTAGCAAGGGCATTGATCTGTTCTTGGTTCAATTGGGTATCAGATGAATTTTGGATATTGGAAGCAACATATTTCATTTCTGCTTGAATAGATTCTTCAGTCCAAGCAGCATTCATATGTTTATCAATTAGTTTCATTATCTGTTCATTGGAAAGTTGCATAATAATTTCACCTCCTTTCATATCGATTATACAAGAAAGAAGGAGCCTATAAATTACGAATCAAAATAAAAAGCCCGCTACCGGCATAGCAGGCTCAACAAAATAATTTAACAATCAAATTATACCACAGAAAGTAGGGAGGGTTTAATCATGAACGGTTTTGAACGAGCACAAAAAGCTTATGAAGAAGAATTGCCTAGCTATTTTGACTCTGTAGAACGGACAGATGACGAACTGGAAGATGACATGCTGGAAAAGCTAGATGACATGAACGAAGACGACATGCGCGAGCTACTGTATTCATTTGCTTTGGACGAGACCATCAGTCTTGACACAAGACGTAAAACGTTCGGATTAGATTAGGAGGAAAACATGATTCAGCAAAATATTGATATTTCGCCAACACCAAAATTAAATCAAGCCTTGTACGCGACCCAGAAAATACTAGAACAGCCACAGAAAAATAAACAGGCTCACTATGGTAAGTATGCCGATCTAAGAGCAATTGATAGAGCTATCCGAAAAGCTATTAACACTGCCGATTCAGGTATTAGCTTCTCACAAGGGGTCATCGATGATACTAACGCTAATGGCAAAGTATCGCACAAGATCTATACAGTTATTCGCCATATTAGCGGCGAGGAGAAAATCATCTATGGCGATTCATTCCCGGACGATAGCAATATGCAAAAACAAGGTGCGAATGAAACTTATGCTAAGCGGACTAGCTTGTGTCTAGCCTTCGGAATTGTTGCTGACGATGATGACGACGGTCAAGGTGCTTCATTGCTCGAACAGTATCAACGTAAGGAAGAGGAGAACAAAGTTAAAGTTATCGCTTATTTAAAGGACAACATTAAAAAGGTTGATAAAGACGTTTCAGAACGAGTTTTTGCAGTGCTGGGCAAGAAGGATAAGACTCTCGATCATCTAAGTTATCGTCAAGCCTTAATCCTAAGCGGAGCACTGATGTACGAACTTGCCAGAGAGAACAAGATGGAGGAATAGTGATGAATGAAAATTATGAATTAGGTTACGAAAATGGACAGGTTGCAATGCTAGATTCACTAGGTCAGAAGATTACCAATATTAGCGAACCATTATACAGACGGCTTTTAAAAGACGGGAAGCTAGATTCAGCATTCAACGCACAACTAGAAGCGCTTAATAGCATTCGTGATTGGCAAATAGAAAGGATTGAGGAACTCCATGATTAATCGAACAGTACTAATAGGGCGCCTAACTAAAGATGTTGAGCTGCGACACACAGCTAAAGGCGATGCGGTAGCTAGTTTTACCGTGGCAGTTAACCGACAATTTACCAACTCACAGGGTGAACGTGAAGCGGATTTCATTAACTGCGTAATGTGGCGGAAAGCAGCGGAAAACTTTGCTAAGTATACCCACAAGGGTTCGTTGGTAGGTATTGAAGGGCGGATTCAAACCCGTTCGTACGAAAATCAACAAGGGCAACGAGTTTATGTAACTGAGGTTGTAGCTGATAACTTCTCACTGCTAGATTCGAAACCAAAAGGCAACCAGCAAAATAACGCACGGCAATCTACAACGCCGGGAGACCCGTTCACTAATGGCGGGCAGTCAATCGATATTGGTGACGATAGCTTGCCATTCTAGGGATGATTAGATGCAGAGAGCGAGAGCGGAACAACGAGGCAGAGATTTAATAATTCATCTCGATAGACCACTAAATCAAGACCATTTAGAGACAGTGAGCGGTGGGCAAGGCGAGTTCTACGTCGATTTCGAGGTAGCAGACCCGCGGAAAGCACGAGTACAACAGCGACGATTGTTCTTCGCGTTGCTCCATGACATTGAAACTTACTTCGTAGTACCCGCGGAGTTTCTGAAGTCGATGTTTTACACGCAGTACGAGTTTTATACCGCAGGTAAGTCTATCAGCTTATCAGACACCACAGAATCGTCTGTTAGCGATGCTAATCAGTTACTAGACCTAGTTATCGATTTTATGTTCGAATGGCGAGTACCGTTTAAAAAAGGCTATGAGTTGCTTCCGAGAGAAGAACAGTATTTTATCTACCAATGCTGTAGACATCGGGTCTGTCTCGTTTGTGGGGAATATGCAGATATCCATCACGTCGATGTGGTTGGACGAACGAATCGAAACAAGATTGACCATTCAAAACGGCATGTACTGCCACTATGCAGAGTGCACCATGGTGAAATTGAAAGTATTGGACCAGCTAAGTTTTCCGCTAAGTATCACGTACCCGTTGATGGTATCAAATTAAGCATCGAGGATTTGAAACGATTGAAAATTAAAGGAGATTACGGGGGTAAGCAAAATGAACAATTTACTGATTAGTGAGCCACCACTGCAAGTACTACCATCGTTGGCGGTTGAGTTAGATAACGTTGATAAGGCAATCATGCTACAACAGATACATTATTGGTGTAGTAAATCTAACAAAGTTAAAGACGGCTATCGGTGGGTATACAACAGTGTCTCTAACTGGCATGAACAGTTCCCATGGATTTCGGAAAAAACTATTCAACGTTACCTAAAAGATTTAGAAAGAAAAGGTTTGCTAATTACTGGAGTGTATAACAAAGCTGTTTTCGATAAGACTAAATGGTACAGGATTAATTACGAAGCGTTGGACAATCTGGGAAAACCAAAGGGACTGGCAGTCCCTACGAGTGGGACTGATGGTCCCTCTCTGAATGGGACTGAGAGTCCTAACCAATACCATAGACTACCAGAGACTACTACAGAGACTAACAATAATACGTCGGACAATAAGTCCGACCATATCCAATACAAACAAATAATCGACTACCTAAATGAAAAAGCTGGTAAGCACTTTAGAAACGTCGAATCAAACAAGAAACTGATTCGCGCTAGATGGCATGAGGGTTATAGACTGGACGATTTTAAGAAGGTAATTGACAACAAGGTACTAGACGCAAACGATGCTAACTCATTTTTTACGGATAAGTACTTACAGCCAAGTACTTTGTTTGGAAACAAGTTCGATCAGTATTTAAATCAACAAATTAAACCAAAGGTAGAGAAAGGGACACAATCTTATGGCGGGGTTGAATTTTGAGTTACTAAAGCATGTGAAGAAAACAAATGAATACTGCCAAATTCATCCAGAACAAAAACTACTAGGGCTAGCTAAACATGAACCCTTCTGCCCTAGATGTGTTGAAGAAAAGCGGAGACATAAAAATAACGAGCTAGTCACGATAGGCGCTATGCGGAACTACAAGCGTGGCTTTCATGATGTGTTACGAAAAGATTCGATTATTGATGATGAGGACTTGTGGCAAGCGAGCTTTGATAACTACGAAGTCGATGCTGGTAGTGAAGCGGAAGTGAACCTGAAAAAGGCTAAGCGAATCGCATACAGGTACATGGATCGCAGCTACCAAGCTAACACAATCATTACGGGTAAGCCCGGGGTCGGTAAGTCGCACTTAGCAATCTCTATGCTAAAAGGGGTTAATGAAAACATCAAGCCTAACGCTTCCTGCCTGTTTATATCAATTAACGAAATGATGCGAAAAATTAAGGATTCGTTCGAACACAGAGACAGCTATTACACCGAATCTCGCATGGTGGACCTGCTCGGTAAGGTTAGCTTGCTTGTATTGGACGATTTGGGCAGTGAGGCGTCGTTTAAGCGCGAATCAAGAGAAGCGAGTGAATATGTACAGCAGGTGCTTTTCGGTGTCTTAAACAAGCGGAGCCGGACAATTATCACTACTAATTTGAGTAGTAAGGAACTATCGGAAATATATAACCCAAAATTATTAAGTCGGATGTACAAGGGTGTCGTTAAGAATAACGCGATTATCAAATTTGAAAAAACGGAAGATAAAAGGATGGCGATTTTCTAATGTGTCAACTATGTGAGGGTACGCAAGTTATTTACCAAACGAATGGAGCAATTATGCAGGTAAAGCCCTGCCCAAATTGCAATGTAGAATACCGAAAAGCAAAGGAGCGTGAAGCTAATGTGGCAATTGGTCGGGGTTAATAGCAAGGAAGTATACGGGGAAAGCAAGCATAAGTCGGACCTGCACAAGTGGATGATTAATACCTACACAAAATATGACGGTGACCGCAAGGACAGCATTTATATGGATATGCCGGAACCGATGCGCTATGTAAGAGTTGGCACGGCTGTTAAGCAATCCGATATTGAGCAGGAATTATTAGACCGTGGCGACTACGAAGGCTTCCGTAAAGCTCGTGGATTGAGCATCTCAAAAATTAAAAAGCGTAAATATATTGGTGAGGTTAGCGTGATGAAGCACAAGATGAAGGTTGCCCGGCAGAGCCTACTTCCAGAAATGCTTGATAGGAACCTTAGCTATGCTGACATTGCTTGGCAGCTAGGTGTAGAGGTTCAAACGATTTATTCAGATTTGCGAGAACTTGGGATCGAAATCGACAAAAGTAAAAGCAAAAGGACGCCGAAAAGATGGACTAAAAAGGAAGATGCGTTTCTAATTTCCGAAAGAAGCAAGGGTGCAAAGTTTGATGAAATTGCCGAAAAATTAGGCATGACAGGATATAACGTTGCCAGTCATTGGTACAAGGTATGTAAGAAGAAGGTGTCCTCAAGTGATCAAGCTAGTAATTGATGGTGAACCGGTAGCCGCTAGTAGACCAAGGATGACGCGGAAAGGATGGGCGTACATTGCGCCAAAATACAAAGACTATAAAGATAGAGCCCACTTAATTGTTAGAAATCAGTACAAAGGCGAACCACTAATGGGAGCACTGAAAGTTAAGACTACGTTTTATCGCTCCGTTCAGAAAAGTGTGTCAAAAGCCGAACGTAACAGAAGGCTTTCTAACGAGCATAGACCCATCTTTAAACCGGACATAGATAATTTATTTAAAGCAGTGACAGACGCGTGCACAGGCGTTGTATGGCATGATGACAACCAAATAGTGAGCGTTGAGATGGATAAGATGTATGCCGAAGTACCGCGGGTCGAAATGGAGGTTCTAGAAATATGACCGTTGAAGAAATTGTTAGGGAAATCTACGGCAATAATTACACGATTGACGATTTAAAACGCATTGAAAAATTAGTTACAGATAAAGTCGATGATTTAGATCACATTGAGAAAGCAGCTACAGAAGAACATGAATATTGGCGGAAAAAGAATTTTAAAAAGGAGATTGAAAAAGATGTACGTGATTAAGAATACAGCAACTAATAGATATTATCGTAGGCTAGGAAATCAAGCCCACCAATATGTGGGTATTGAAGATGCCACGGTATTTAGAAAATGGAAACAAGCAAAACAGAAAGCCGACATTTTGCATGCGGCTATTAGTCCGATTGGCGAACAGGTTAACTTCGAAGTTGAACAACACAAGTTTTATGTGCTGAAAAACAAGCATGACAAGGGATATATGAACCAAGTGTCGTGGAATGCACCGAAAGAAGAAGCCAAGCTGTTTTCTGAAAAAGAAGCAGCATTAAAAGAAGCTGAAGAGATTGCGATCGGTATGGCGAAGGTAGGCATTGATGTGTAATTTGAACCGGAGGAAATCTAATTATGTTCATGTTCATATTTGATTAGGGGGAAGAAAAATGATTATCAAAATTAACGAAGATTACCAGATTAAAATCGAGAGCCACAACAATCACACCTTGTTGAAGTTCATCAGAGATGATTCTGGAGCGATTAAGTTAGATAAGGACAAATTACCTGTCATGAAGCAACTTGGTTTCTATCCGAGTGTCAGGCACGCTCTTAACGCCGCCATTCATTTTATGATTCGTGACAACAATGATGTGATGGAATTGTCGCAGTATTTAGACGAATTAGACCACCTAGAAGAACAGTTCAAACCAGTGTTAGAAAGGTTCAAGGAGGGTGATTAGATGACTAAGTTAAGTATGTTCGAATGGACGGAAGAATTTCCAATGGGCTCATATGATGTGAGTGTTGGGTCATTTCAAGATTCGGAAATTGATTTATCCGATAAAGATGCGGCAAGAATAGCTAACTGGATTTTGGACGAATTAAAGGAAGGAAATCATGTAACGTTCAGGATTGATGAGGAGGTAGAAGATGATTAAATTTAGAGCATGGATAGAAACAGGAAACGAAAATGGAAGTAAAAGGTAACATACACGAAAACCCAGAACTACTGGAGGAATAACTGATAGAGAATGTTTATGTAATTAGACTAATAGTAATAAAAAAAGAGCACCTCACAGGCGTGCCCTCGTCCTAATAATCTCAACAACATTATTATAACAGGAGTGACGGGGCATGACATTATTACCAGAACTGAATAAAGAACAGACCAAGTATAACGTAAGAAAAATATTGTCTAAATACCGTAAGTACAAAGCTTACATAAATGCTCCGATTAACCCGAAAGTTACCGCCAGCCTTGGTGATGGGGCACCAAGTGCAACGGCACCAGCTCCAGAATATGTTGAGCAAAGAATGATTAATGCCGAAAAAGGCAAAGTGTTCTGTAACTGGGTAGATTGGGCGATCAATAGTTGTAGAAAGTACCATTACCGTGAACTCCTGAAAATTGTCTATTGTGAAGGCTACGAGGAAGACCATGGTTACTACATGGACGTATTAATGCAACGATTGCCCGACAGGTATTACAACATGTCATCGACTACTTACTTCAACTGGCATGAAGCGGCACTGTTAGATGTAGCTGAAAGGCTGGAATGCCAAGCTTTTGTAAAATAAAAAAGTGGAGTTAATCTGGAGTAAATTTGGAGTAAAACTTGAGTACTTTTGGAGTTAGTATCGTTTATATTGGTATTGTCGAAAGATGTAAGGCAGATGGTTCGGCAGATTTCCGTTTCAACAAATTCAATCAGGGAAAGGCATGTTACGTTTGTCGCAGGGTTCGATTCCTTGCTGTCTTATTACTGGCATGTTTGACGTAGTTGGTAGCTACGGATAATCAAACACAAAGGAGTCTGGCGGAGATACATAAAGGCCAGCATAAGTCCTACTCGGAAGCCATCGGGGACAACTACACGTAAACGCAATAAGGATGGTCGCCAATACATAAAAGAAGCCAAGAACAAGTAGGAGAGTACAAAATCCAGTGTATGTAAGGTACAAATCCTTACCATCTCATAGTTATAACGCTAAGGTCACATGACACAATCGTCGTGTGGCTTTTTATTTTGGAGGTGTAGACAATGCCAAGGACAAGAAGATGCCGCTATCCTAACTGCCATGCGATGGTCACTTTTCCTGACCACTATTGTCAGCAGCACTATGAGCATGAAGCTGAGTACATGGCTAGTCGGCAACGTTGGGCACGCAGCAATGATAAACAATACACACACAAGTACAACACGGTTATACGTTATCGCAATGAGGACAAGCGTCAGCAATATAACTTCTATCGGACAAGGCAATGGTCACATCTAAGGCAACGAGTCTTGGAGCGTGACCATTACTTATGTGCTTACTGTAAAGTACAAGGCGTTATCACACCTGCTAAGACTGTTGATCATGTTGTGCCAATTGAGTTTGACGAAACACTGAAAGCTAACGTTGATAATTTAGCCGTTATCTGTGGGAGTTGCCATCGTGCTAAGACGGACTGGGAACAATCATACTATGGTACTGGTCAAGGCAACGAGTTGCAAAGCGTAACGCCAATCAATGATGTATCGTCAATCGTTGTGTTAATGAACAATTGATTTATTGGCACCTGTCGTGCGATTTAAGCGACTTTAAATTTTTGAGTGTAATTGGTCGCAATGATTATTAAAACAACCCCCCGCCCCCTAGACGTCCCAGGAAGAGCACACACATTGCCGGCATCTTGTGATAGAAACAATTTTTGAAAATTTTTAGGTAGGGGGGTCACCAAATAATGAAAGGAGGCATATAAAACGAAAAAAGTGGATAAAGACGTCAACGACGGGCAATTATCACGTACACCGCCAGCTTACTTAGGACGGCAAGCTAAGGTCGTTTGGCGTCGATTAGTGCCTTTTTTAGAAGATAATACCCCAGTTAAACGCATTGATAGCGGGCTTGTAGAGCAATATGCTTCCCAATATGAGATTTATCGCAATGCGTATAAACATATCCAGGAAAACGGTGAAGTCCAAGCAATCTATAAAACGTTGCAAGACCAGACTGGTCAAAAAATCGGTCGGGACTTCGTGGGCTACAAGCGAAACCCGATGACACAAATTTACGATTCCGCAGTTAAGAATCTGACGAAGTTGGGCGCTGAATTGGGACTATCTCCTAAGTCACGTAGCGATTTACTCAAGTTAAGTTTAGATGACCACAAGGACGAGCGTAGCGTTGCTGATCGAATGAAAGAATTTTTGGGAGGGTAAAAATGAAAATCGATTTAACACAAACCCATGATGTTATTGGAGCTTATCAATCATTAGACTGTTCAGAAGTTCGCCAGCAATATACTGATTCAGGCACAAAATATGCTTTTGATGTCCTCGATGAGAAGGTGATTACCGGCTATCTAATTAAGTTAGCAGCCTTTCGCCATATTCGAGACTTGCAACGACAAGGTAGTATTGAATTTCCGTTTAATTATTCAGTTAAGAAAGTAGATCAAGTGCTTAAGTTTGCTTCCATCTGTCCGAATGTTGATACGGGCGAGCCAACTAAGCTTATGCCGTGGCAGAAATTTATTATGGCTATGCTAATTGGCTGGCGTAATGACGATGGTGGCAAGCGTTTTTCACGGGCTATTGTTTCAGTAGCGCGAGGCCAAGGTAAAACTTACCTTATGGCGATTATCACTGCTTACAGTTTTTTAATTGAGTCATTGGGACTATCTAACCAAGACTATTTAGTTTCATCAATTAATTACAAGCAAACTAGCAAGATTCTAGGCTACATTAAGTCGATGCTAGCCAAGATTGCAATGATTGAACCATTTAAAACACTAATTCAAGATAGTGGATTAGATACACGGACACTTTCATCGCAGGCTGACCAAGTCACAATGAGTAAGACTAATAACAAGTTACGGGCGATTAGCCATGAGGCCGGTCAGTACGATAGTTTTCACTTTACAACGGCGATTTTTGATGAAATTGGTGAAATTAAGACACGACAGAAGATTTCTAAAATTGTTTCTGGCCAAGTTAAGGTGCGCAATAAGCAATTTATTCAGATTTCAACAGCTTATCCAGACCCAACTGTGCCATTCCATGATGATGAGCGTATGATTCAGCAAGCCATGGAACAAGATTATTTGCGCGATGCTGATACATATTTGGGGCTTATTTGGTCGCAGGACAATCTGGACGAAACTTATAAGCCCGATACGTGGGTTAAAAGTAATCCCTTGCTGGATTTACCGAACCAACGTGAAGTGTTGCTGAACGGCTTGACAGATAAGCGCGATTCTGATGCTTTGTCGGGCACACTCAACGATTTTCAAAACAAAAACCTTAACTTGTGGTTAGAACAATCAGTGGACAGCTTCTTAAAACTGCCTGACGTTGAAAAAGCCATTGTGCCGTCGTTTAGTTTTGATGATCGGCAAGTTTACATTGGTTTTGACTACTCAATGTTTAGCGATAACACGGCACTAGCGTTTGTATTCCCTTATCGTGATAATAATGGCAAACCACGATGGTTTATTTATCAGCATAGCTTTATTCCATGGCAGAAAGCTGGTTCGATTGAAGCTAAAGAAAAACAAGACGGTATTAATTATCGAGACTTAGCTAAAAAGGGATTTTGTACAATTAGTAGCCATCCGCAAGGACTAATCAATGACGAGCAAGTTTATCAGTGGTTGCTTAAATTTGTTGAGCAACATCGACTGGAAGTTGTTTTCTTTGGTTATGACGCTTGGGGACTAACGCCCACAATTAAACAATTAGATTTGAATTCAGGATGGCCATTGCAAGCCATTCGGCAGCGAACTAGTGAATTGAAGGATCCAACTAAGTTCTTGCAGACGATGTTTGTTGAAGGGTCAGTTGATCGACTTGATGATCGAATTATGGAAAAGGCATTACTAAATGCTGAAATTTACGAAGATAAGATTGGCATTCAAGTCGATAAAGCTAAGGCTACATTGAAGATTGATGTGGTAGACGCGTTAATTGATGCCTTATTCCAAGCCATGTATCACTTTGAAGACTTTGCAGATGTAAACAATCCTGATAAACAGGTCGAACGTATGAACGAAAAACAAGTTCTCGAATGGTTTAATAACCCAGAGTCGGGATTGTTAGGAGATGATATTAATGATTTTTAAACAATTTTTTGCAACTATCTGGCGTTACTTTGATGTGTTGTGTTTTATTCTAAGTATGATTGCTGGGGTATATGCAGCCTTTTTATTTGGGAAAGCCCAAGGCGTTTTAGCAATTGCTGTAGCTTTATTTTTAGTTGGCTGGCTTTCAGAAATTATCACAGCTGGCCAAAAAGGAGGTGATTAATAATGCCTTTTTTTGAACCACCCACGGCAATAAATAATTCAGTTAGTATTCAAAGTGTGCCAGTAGAAGACGATAATATCGTTAATTTTTTGTCACCAACTGGCGATAATGAGTACGTCAGTGCCAAAGAAGCTTTGAAAAATTCAGATATTTATTCAGCAGTTAATCAAATATCTGGAGATCTAGCTACAGTGCAATTGACGGCCAATATGCCACGAGCACAAGGGATTCTAAACAATCCTAGCACGACAGCTAACGGTCACGCGTTTTGGCAGTCGATGTATTCGCAATTGCTATTAGGTGGTGAATGCTTTGCATACCGTTGGCGCAATTCTAACGGTTTAGATTTACGCTGGGAATATTTGCGACCTAGCCAAGTGCAAACCTACTTATTAGATGATGGCAGTGGCTTAACCTATACGGTTACCTTTGACGAGCCTGATTTAGGCGTGCTTCAATATGTACCGCAGTCTGACATGATTCATATTCGATGGTCTAGTACCGATGGCGGTATGACGGGTAACAGTCCATTAAAAGCATTATCGAATGAGTTACAAGTCAAGAGTTCATCTAACAATTTAACGTTGGCTGCATTAGCACGTTCAATTAGCGCTCCGGGCGTACTATCTATTCAGCATGGCGGATTGTTAAGTGAGAAGATGAAGGCCAGCCGCTCACGTAACTTCATGAAACAGGTTAACAATTCCAACGGTGGCCCGGTAGTTATTGATCAACTTGAAGATTACAAGCCACTAGAAATGAAAGCCGATGTTACTAAGCTGTTAAGCCAAACAGATTGGACGAGTAAGCAAATCGCTAAAGTTTTCGGCATTCCTGATAGCTATTTAAACGGCCAAGGCGACCAGCAGAGTAATATTGACCAAATTAAGGGTATGTACACCAATGCCCTTAATCGCTATTTACAGGCGATTATAGCCGAGTTGGATAATAAGCTTAATGCTAAGATTACAGCCAATATACGGACTGCTGTAGACCCATTGGGGGACTCATTTGCAGCCACCCTATCAGGGCTAACTAAAAATGGCACAATTGCCAATAATCAAGCAACTTGGTTACTACAGCAGACTGGTTATTTTCCAGATGAAATGCCTGAGGCTAAATCAGAAAAAGGAGGTGATAATGATGACAAAGAAAGTAATGATTAAAGGCGATATCGTTGGTGATCAAACAGCCGGTTTCTATCAGTTCTTTGGAATGCCAGCAGTATCGCCTTCGGGTGTTGCTGACATTTTAAACGATGACGATGACGACGGTGATGATGAAGCACTTGAAGTTGACATTGCTTCCAATGGTGGCGATGTTTTTGCGGCTAGTGAGATTTACACTATGCTAAAGAATTATGCTGGCAATGTAACAGTTAATATTCAAGGCTTAGCCGCTAGTGCGGCAAGCGTGATTGCTATGGCTGGCGATCATATCAACATTTCACCAACTGCCCAGATTATGATTCATAAAGCTTGGTCACAACCAGCTGGTAATGCTGACGATTTAGAGCATGAAGCCAGTATTTTAAATGGCATTGATCAATCAATTGCCAGTGCTTATCAAGCTAAAACCGGCATGGATCAAGCTGACTTGCTACAATTAATGGCAAACGAAACATGGTTAACTGCTAGCGATGCTGTTGATAAAGGTTTTGCTGACGAAATTATGTTTGCTAATGATCAACAATTGCAACCAGTGAATGCTATCTCACATATTCCACCTAAATCTGCAGTTAACAAATTGATGAACTTAATTTACAAGGCGGATAAGGATAAAGCTAAGCCGTCTAAAGAAGAAAATACTACTAATAGTCAATCTGCTGAATTACGAAACAGCAAATTGGCTATTTTATTTGGAAAAAATCAAAAGGAGGCCAACTAATGGCTAATATCAATACAATCAATGATGCTTGGATTGCCCAAGGACAAAAGGTATCAGACTTAAACGACAAATTAAACGCAGCTGTCCTTGATGACAGCTTTGATCAAGAAAAATTTAAAGCAATGAAACAAGACCGCGACAATGCGGTTGCCCGTCGTGATGCTTTACATGAACAATTGGAAGAAGAACGCAAGGCGCAAGAAATTGCCAACATGAATGACAAGGACAAGACCCCACTTGATGATAATGAAAAAGACATCAAAGATGAATTCATTAAGAACTTCCAAGGCATGATTAAAGGCGACCCTAAAGTTATGAACTTGGTAACTTCATCTACCGATGAAGGTGGCAACGCAATTGGTTTGACTATTCCTCAAGATATTCAAACAGCAATTAATACGCTGGTTCGCCAATACGATTCATTACAACAATATGTTAATCGGGAAGCTGTTACAACTCAAACTGGGTCACGCGTTTACGAAAAGTGGACTGACGTTACTCCGTTAGCCGATTTAGACGATGAAACAGCTACCATTGGTGATAATGACGATCCTAAGCTATCCATTATCAAATACACAATCCATCGGTATGCTGGCATTACCACTGCCACTAACTCGCTATTAAAGGATACTGCTGATAATATTCTGGCTTGGTTGTCTCAATGGATTGCTAAGAAGGTTGTTGTTACTCGCAACGCTAAAATCATTGAAGCAATGAACGATGCACCTAAGAAGCCTAACTTATCCAAGTTCGATGACATTATTACGATGATTAACACCGCCGTTGACCCTGCTATTAAGTCTACATCATTCTTAATGACCAATACGTCAGGTTTAAATGTTCTTTCTGAAGTTAAGGATGCTATGGGACGTTACTTATTGCAACCTGATCCAACACAACCTGATCAATATTTAATCCATGGCAAGCGAATTGTAGAAGTAGCTGACAAATGGTTGCCTAATGTTGGGACTGCATCAGCACCGGCTTATCCACTTTACTATGGCGATTTGTCACAAGCGGTAACTTTGTTTGACCGAGAAAGCACTTCCTTGTTGACTACAAATATTGGTGGTGGCGCCTTTGAAAAAGATCAAACTAAGATTCGTGTGATTGATCGCTTTGATGTTGAAGCTACTGATAAGGACGCCTTTGTTGCAGGATCATTCAGTACAATTGCTGACCAACCGGCCAACTTTGCGGCGAGTGCTGCTCCAACAACCCCTGCTAAGTAATTAGCCACCTATGTCGCCAATAAATAAACAGTGCAGTAATAATCTGGGCGGCTAAGTAAGGATGTGATTTAAGTGGCAGCCAATTTAGAAACATTAAAATCATCTTTGCGAATTGATGGGGATGATGATGACAAGCTGCTAACAGGCTATTTGTCTGCAGCCACTAGCTACATTAAACAGGCCATTGGGGACGACAATAGTGTTCTAGGGTTCTATGAAATGGAAGGCGTGAGTGACTTGTTTGAAACGGCTGTTTATGCCTTAGCTGGTTCATATTGGTATTACCGGACATCTATCACTTCAAACGCTGTTAATCCAGTTGACTTAGTTGTTGATTCAATCATTGGCCAATTACGAGGCTTGTATAATCAAAAGCAAGATGAGGTGAACGGCAATGGCAACTAATCGATTAACCCCAGTTGACTTTAACCAACGTATAGAGATTGGCACTGTTAAAACTGTTCAAAATCGTATTAACGGGACTAGTAAGCCAATATTGGATAGTCAGTTTAGTTTGTACTGTGCACCCTATACACGATCAATTGCATCTTCGTATCAACTAACATCAGAACAACTAGAGCAAGTGGTGGTCATTATTAGGCATAATCCTAAAGTTTATGAAGGTATTCAATGTAAGTATAAAGGTAAACTTTACGATGTCATCAATGACAGCATGGATGATTCTAGCAATTATCTATCTTGCGATTATTTAACACTCAAACGGATTACTAAGGGGGCTTAGCTATGGCATACGATGATATGGCTAAGCAACTAGATAGCTGGCTTAAAGACGTTCGCAAGCTAGTCCCTAATGAAGCTGAGCAAGAGAAGATAACCGAAGTTGGAGCTAAGAAGTTAGCTGATAACTTGACGGAAGTCACGAAAAAGAAACATTACAGCTCACATAAAGATGAGAAGTACGGACACATGGCTGATAATATAAGCTATAACGCTAACGATATAGACGGTGAACATGATGGTAAATCAATTGTTGGCTGGACTAATAAGTACCATGATATGAATGCTAGGCGGTTAAACGATGGGACTAAGCACATTAAAGCTGACCACTTTGTTGATGATAACCTAGCCGACTCAGAAGATGATGTCTTTAACGCCATGTTAGATGAGTATAAGAAGGGGGGCGATGACTAGTGTTATTACCAGTGTCACAGGTAGCCAGCCTAGTTGATTCCCTCGACTTAACGTGGCTCGATAAAGTTTACCTGAATGCAATTCCTAAAGAAGATTTAGACAACACTGATAGTACAGTCATGCTATTACAAGAGACCGATTCAAGTCCGGCCTATCTTGCAAACAGCACGTTTAAAGGTCTAGCCATGGGTGTTGAAATTCAAATCTTCTACAAGATTGACCTAGCCGATGACTTTAACCCATTGGAAGCTGAGATAGCTTTGATGAAAAGCCTTAAAGATGCTGGCTGGTTGATTGTATCTAGTCAGCATCACACAACTGACCCAGATACCAACCAAGTAACGAAAACAATTTACGTAACTAAAAATGAAATGATTTAAAGGAGAGATATAAATGTCAAAACATAACATTGTCAAAGCAACTTTTGCTTTACTAGACGATAACGGAGACCTAATTAAAGACGCTACAAAAGGTCTATCTGCTGACGGAATCTATGTTGCCGATCATAATGGCGAAGGTTTCAGTCAAATTAACGTGACTGCTATTGAAGCGGCCGGAACGCCTGGCTGGGGGAATGGACAAATCAAGCGTACGGCTTATGGTAAGTCTATGCCTACCCTGGCTTTAACCGCTTTGGACTTGGATTTTCGGATTAATCAAATGCTAAAGGGATATACACAGAACCCTAACACAGGTGCTTGGGTTCGTCAGTTGCCTAAGCCTCATGTGGCGATGATTGCCGAATCTCAATCACTAGATGGTGACATCTCAATTTATGAATGCTTCAATAACATTGAATTCGTTGAAGAAGCATCTAACAACTCAACTGATACCAACAATGAAGCAGCTTACTCAACGGTTCTAAATGGTACTGTCTTAACACCATTGAAGCCAGACATTTTCTTAGCTGCCAATGGGGTACAACAACCTTATATGATTGCCAAGTCAAATGACCCTAACTTCAACTTAGATAAATTATATGCTGAAACATTTGGCGGTTACACTAAGTCAACCGGTGGTGCAACCGGTAGTACAACTAGTACAACCACTGTAGTTCCCAGCAGTGCAGCTCCTAGCAAATAGCAACAATTAAAAGGCTTCCCTTAACTGGGTGGCCTTTTAATACATACAAAAATTAAATAAAGAGGTATAAATCACTATGAAAATCAATGCTAAAAATTACTTCAAAATCAACAAGACGGCCAATGTAACACCAACTAACAATATCATTCGCTTGGCTACCAAGGTTCAAATTGGCATGCTGGAGTCACAAGACACTGAAAAAGAGATTACTGAACTAGACGCCATGAAAAACGGTCTGGAATTGCAGGACGATATGGCCGATTTTGTACAACGGGTAATGGGCTACACTGATCAGCAGATGGAAACGATTAACGATACTGTCTCAATTGAGCGGTTTGGCGAAGGTGTTGGTTACTTGATTATGCGCTTAAATGGTATCTCAGACGCTGATATTAAGCTGTCTGAACAGAAGCAACGTAAAGCCATCAAAGACGCTAAGTCGTCAAAATAAGCCGGCACAAGCGTAACAGTGAGATTAAAAAGGAAGTCCTAAAGTTGAAAAACCAACAGGAAGACTTCAACTTACTAGCTCAACAATTATTAACCGAGGGGTTATCACCGAAAGAATTCGATGATAGCTCTTTTTTCAGTATGATGGAGGCTTTGAACGCTCGTAAGAAGGAAGATCGTGCTGAACTGGTTGACCCACTAGAGGCCATTAATCAAACATATGGCTTATAGCGCTTGTGCCAAAAAAAGGAGGTTAAAAAATGGCAAAAAAAGTAGTTGGCCGTGAGATGACCAGTAGGGTTGGCCTAGATTCAGCAGAAGCGGTTAAATCGCTCAAGCAGTTAACCGCTGAGGTCAAAGCTAACACTAGTGGTTGGAAAGCCCAAGAGACGGCATTAAAGTCAGCAGGTGAGTATCAAAAGGCCGCAGCAGCTAGGGTAGATGGCTTAGTCAAATCAATGGAGCTGCAAAAGGCTAAGATAGATGAGTTAAAGTCCCGTCAATCAGGCCTAAACAGAGATACCAAAAGCGGTGAAGAAGCTTATTTAAAACTAGCTGACCAGATTAACAAGGCTAGTCGGTCATACGACAGTATGGGTGGTCAGTTAGATCGGGCTAAGTCAAAGCTACAGTATTATAATTCAGGCTTAGCCGACTTACAAAAGGGCTATAAACAGATTACAGCTGTAAGTGAGTCCTATGTAAAGCGCCTAGAAGCCGAAGGTAGGTCGGCCGAAGCTAACAAGGCTAAATTGAGTGGCTTAAAACAGGCCTATTCTAATATGGAGGCTCAGTATAAAGCCCAAACTAGCGAACTAGAGCGGATTAAGAATGCCAGTAGTGCTACTAGTGATGCCTATAAACGTCAGCAAGTGCGGGTTAACGAGACCGCTACTAGTATGGCTAAGCTCAAAAGTGAGACTAATGAGTTAGATTCAGCCATGAATAAGGCTAAACCAACGGCCTTTACCCGAATGCTCGATTCTGCCAAGTCTAAATTAGGCTTAGTTCGAGAAGAAGAAAAGAAAACTAATGATGAGACCAAACATTTTGCTATTGGAGCTGCTATTGGTAACACAATTAGTAACGCCGCTTCTAGTGCAATAGGTTACATTAAAGGAGTTACCAAACAAGGTTATGAACTAGCCGAAGCTGGAGCTACGATTAAGAAGCAGTGGACTAATTTAGGTCTGTCTGACAGTGAAGCAGCTAAGATGACGGCTCAAATTGGTGACATTCGTTCTAAGGCTAACATGTCCGGTGCCGCTATTGACCAAATGCAGAAGAAATTCTATGCCATGACCAACAGCACCACTAAGGCCCGTGCCATGACTGAGGTATTAACTAGCTATGGTTCGGCAGCTGGTAAATCAGGCGACCAGATAGCTAGTCTTACTCAAGGGGTTTCTAGACTAGCTGGTAGTTCTAAAGTAACCGCCAGTTTATTTAAGCGTACCTTTAGCCAAGTGCCTGAGCTTCAAAAGGCCATCATTAAAGCTAGTGGTATGTCAACAGATGCCTTTAACAAGCAACTGGCAGCTGGTAAGATTACCGGCTCACAATTGCAAGGCTATATGGTTAAGGCTGCTAAAACAAGCGGCAAAGCATGGGAAGAGTTCGGCGATACAACTAAGGGTAAGATGGCCGCTATCCAAGGCACTTACACCAATTTGAAAGTAGCGTTTGCCAAACCCTTAGTTTCTGGTATCGAAAAGGCTATTGATGGAATTTCTGAAAAAAAGGGTGCTTTAGATAATGTTAAGAAGTCTTTAACTGGCCTAGTTGGAGCACTTGGTAAGAAAACCGGCCAGTATGTCGGTGATGTTATTAGCTTCTTAGTCAAGAATGAAAAGTCAATTGAGAAGACTGGTGGAGCCTTTGCTAGCATTGTTGGCAGTTTAGCTAAGGGTGCATGGTCAGCTGTAGCTGGTGCTTTAAAGCTGATTGGTGGGCATTCCAAAGATGCCTCAAAAGGCATGAATGGAGTGGCTGACGCTACTGCCGCTATTGCCAAGCATAAAGGTGCCATTGAAGCCTTAGGTAAAGGTATTGTAACCTATTTTGCCATTTCTAAACTCGTAGGTATTGGTAAGGCCTTCCTAGGGATTGCTGGTGGTATTGGTAAAACAATTGGATTTATTAGGTCACTGAGCACGGCTCAAAGGCTAGCCGCTAAAGCTAGTGGTGAAGAAACAGCCGCTCAATGGTTACTCAATGCAGCCATGGACGCTAACCCAATTGGTATTGCTGTAGTTGCCTTAGGCGCTTTAACGGCTGGACTAGTGTTAGCTTACAAGCACATTAAGCCGTTTCGTGACTGGGTAAATAATGCGTTTAAATCAGTGGTTAACTTTGGCAAGGGTATTGCTAAATGGGGCTCAAATGTCGGCAAGTCGATAGGCCAAGCACTAGGCAACATGTCTAAAAAGTGGAATGGTTTTAAAAAGAGCTTTGGAAAGAGCTGGAATAGCCACTGGTCAGCCATGGGTAAATCGCTCAGAAATAACTGGAATGGTTCCGTTAAGAACACCAGAAACTTTTTTAGCACCGTTGGCAATAAGTGGAACGGATTTAAAAATAGCTTTAGAAAAGGTTGGAACAGCCACTGGAATGCTATGACTCGTAACTTGCATAGCGCTTGGAACAGTTCATCGAAGCACACTAGAAACTTCTTTAGCACCGTTGGTAGTAAGTGGAATGGCTTCAAGAATAGCTTTAGAAAGAGCTGGTCAACACACTGGAATAACACAACTAGCAACTTGCATGGTGCATGGAACAGTTCATATAAACATACTAGAGATTTCTTTTCTAGTATGGGATCCAGATGGGTTGGCTGGAAGAAGAGCTGGTCACATAGTTGGAATAACCACTGGGACACCATGCGGGCTAACCTGCACAACTATTGGAATAAAGACTTGAGCCATACTAGAGTGTTTGGGCGTTCAATGGGTGACTGGCTATCAACATTCAAGAAGTCATTTAAGGGTGGCTGGTCTAATTTAGGCACTGGCGTTGAGAATATCTTCAAAGGTCTTTGGAACAATTTAAAGAGGCTTGCTAGAGACGGCATGAACGATGTTATCGACCTTATCAATGGTGGAATTAATGCGGTTGATAGTGTCATCCATATGTTTGGTGGTAAAAGAAAGACTATTGGTGATTTAGGTCATGTTCATTTTGCCACTGGTACTGGTATGTTCAGTGGATCACGGAATCCGATTACACGTCCTACTATGGCAATGTTAAATGATGGTAATGATAGCCCCCAAACTGGTAATAAAGAAATGGTCATGCTGCCTAATGGCGATTCAGGCATTGTTCAAGGACGTAACACTAAGATGATGTTACCAGCTGGCACTGAGGTATTGAGTGCTAGTGAAACAGCCATGTTAATGAGTATGCAAGGAGTTACCAAGTATGCAAAAGGGACTGGCTTCTTTGGTGATATTTTAAACAGTGTCACTAGTGGTATATCAGGTGTGACTAGCTGGGTTGGCAAGAAGGTCGGCAGCTTGGAGAAGTTCTTTAAGACCGCCGAAAATATTATTGCTCACCCAATTAAGTCACTCGAAAACCTGTTTAACTGGTCTTCTAAGGGCATCTCGGGTGTCATGAGTAACATTGGCCATGGACTATTTAATGGCGTTGAGAAACAAGCTAAGACGTGGTGGTCAACGCTTTGGTCAATGGTTGATTTAGATGGAGCTGGTGATGCTAGTGGATTATTAGGCGCAGTTGAAAAGTATGGTAAAGGTAAGAGATACGTTTGGGGTGCTGCTGGGCCAGATGAGTTTGATTGTTCTGGATTAGTAATGTACGCCTTGAAACATTCTTTTGGTATTGATTTTCCACATTTTTCTGGTGCTCAAATTGCAAAAACGCAACATGTTTCTGCTGCAAATGCTAAGCCCGGTGATCTGATTGGTAATAATGAACATATCGGTGTTTATGCTGGTAATGGTAAATATTGGTCAGCGATGAGCCCAAGCTCACATCCTAACATTGGTATGAGTTCTGTATCGTCATTCCCTGGCACTCCAATTTATGGACGTGTTCGAGGTATTTCAAGTGGGGACGATAAAGGCGCTAAAGCTAATAGCGGACTAGAAAAAATTATCAAATCACAAGTTGGCGGTGGATTCTGGAAGTTTATTAGTAAACTTGCCAGCATGTTTGGTGATGATGTTGGTGATCCGGGTGGTTCAGGTGTTGAACGTTGGAAACCTGATGTTAAAAGCGCCTTGGATAAACTTGGGCTTTCAACTAGTTCAAGCATGATTGGCCGAGTGTTACGCCAAATCAATACTGAATCAGGTGGTAACCCTAAAGCTATGGGTGGTACTGACGGTTTAGCTGACGGACATGCAGAAGGATTGATGCAAGTTAAGCCCGGAACTTTTAGTGCTTATCATTTGCCTGGTCATGACGATATCTGGAATGGTTACGACAATATGCTAGCCGGTTTAAACTACGCCAAGCATCGGTATGGCAGCGGATTGAGTTTCCTTGGTAACGGCCATGGTTATGAAAACGGTGGAATTATCGGTCGCCACGGATTATACGAAATTGCAGAGCATAACAAACCTGAAATGGTGCTGCCATTGACCAATAAATCACGGGCTAACCAGCTAATTTCACAAGCTAGTCAAATGGTAAATGGCAACAATGGTAGCCAGGTTATGCCAACAGACAGTGAAAGTAATAAGAAACTTGATAAACTAATCAGCTTAATGTCCGCCATTCTAGGCAACATGGGTAATATTCAAGCCGTTATTGCTAAATCTGACGTGGTCAATGCCGTTAAATCGGATAGTAAGACAGCTTCACAATACTCACAAATGATGGGGTACTAATATCCTAATCAACCAAAGGGTCGTCCTTAATTGGACGCCCTTTTTACATAGTTAAATTTAAAAAGGAGGTTAAATCGTGACCTTACGACGAGATGATTTTGAATATGCTGGCTTAAATAGCCGGGACGATTTACAAGTTGAGATGGGTAACGTGGTATTGCCTAGTGCACCGGCCATGGCTGAACAGGTGACTGATATACCGGCTATGTATGGTAACCAGTTCAATGGCACGGACTTTACTAGTCGGACGATTAATATTCCGGTATCAATCTACTGTGCTGATAACCAAGACAAATTTAATCAGGTGATGCACAATTTAAGCGGTTTACTACTAAGTGATGACCCTAGTGATAATGGTAAAGAATATCCACTAGTATTTGGTTTTGAACCTAAGGTGACGTATTGGGGACATATTACCGCAATTAGTGATCCAGCCCCGATTAACCCGGGTATGTATGACATGACGCTTACGATTACCTTTGTGCAGTCTGATCCCCGAGCAACTCTGCCGCAGGTTGAGAAGTCTTTAAATAATGGTTTAAACACGGTTACTGTTGACGGTACTGCACGAACAGAGCCGGTTATCCAGGTCATACCTAAACGAGACTTAAAGTATATCGGCTTTAGTTTAAATGGCGGTCAGTTTGGTTTAGGGCCTGAGTCACCTGGAGACCAAGCCACTGCGGTTCAACCTTATACTAAAGTTGTTGATGACCCGCTAGGAACTATGGCAATGTGGACAAATGATGCCAACGCAATCAGCAACATGAAGACTGGTGAAACGTACACATATCAAGGCCACAGTGAAATTAAGACTTCAACTAATGTAATGCGGCCAGCTGTAAATAGCGCCGGATATGACTTTGGTACGATCCCCACAACCGGGGAAGACCGCTGGTATGGGCCGGCCTATCGGTATACTGGTATGACACAATCACTGACTGACTGGCGAGTACGAACGGGTATCCATCAATTTAAGTACAGCGGTGCTCATAATGGGCGTGCAATGGGGCGTGTTGAAGTCTTGCTATTAGACCCTAACGGTAACACTATTGGACGCTTTGGCATGCGTGATATGGCCTTTGGCGCTAAACCCATGGCTAGACTTCAAATATGTGAGCCCGGATCAACATTAGAATATGGCGACCGCTATACTGACTTATACTATGGTTCAGGGCCAGCAGGTTCTTTTACAAACAAGCCTGACCAGAAAATTAAAATTAAAACTGGCACGACAACCAGAACTGTCACTAAATATGGGCGTTCCAGAAGCGGAAAGGTAACTAAGAAAACCGTTAAAGAAACCGTTGATACCTATACAACGGTGGTCAACAAAGAGGAAGATTCCGCGCTGGCAGGTGCTTGGCTAGTGTTGGATATTACTAAACGAGGACAAGTATTTACCTGGAGCATCACCCAGTATTCGACCAAAACAGGCCAACCGTTCCTGGATCCTCATATTCACATGTTAGTGCATGGAACCTATGTTGATACTCAGAATAAGTATCAGACACCCTTAGGTGGGATTGGGTCTGTCTTTCTAAAGCACCCAATTACAGAAGATATTTATAAAGTTCCCTACCGAAACCCCTTTATGTCAATGACTGACCTTCAAATATGGAAAGTCAATGAAGTTGATGCAACAAAGCCGACTTATATTGCTGGAGCCGGTGAAGAAATTGTGATGGACTGTGAGACTGATACGGTTACGGTAAATGGCAAGCTAGTTTCACCCGTTTGGTCAACCGACTTTCCTAAGTTGAAACCGGGCGTTAACAGCTTGTCGATGATTGGTGATTTAGATGACGCACAAATAACCCTGAAATATCTACCAAGGATACTATAACAATACTAAAGGCTTCCCATTAAGGGTGGCCTTTTTACATAACTGAGATAAGGAGGTTAACGAATGGCTTTAAAAAACCAGTATTTAATCCTAGATCCGAATTTAAAGCGGATTGGTACCCTGACGGTTGATGGGGCTACTAAGTTTTCTAATGATAGCATCAAGATTCAACTAGCTGACGCCGATACGACCAGTACAAGTTATGACGATGATGCCAATGTTGGAACCCAAGATAACTTTAACGGCACCATCAACCTAAATGCCCAGTCTAAGAAGTTCGACCATCAAGGTTCATTAGATGTGCTTCAAGGCCAGCCGGATTCAGATAAAGTGGTGGCTGGTAATAACTTAGCCTATTATGACGAGCTATCTGGTCATTGGTATGTCATGCGCATATACAGCGTGGAAGAAAGCAATACCGCCGCTACTAAGCACGTCACAACGGCTAACTTTACCAATTTATGCTTGTACACACTAGCTCATCATTACCCAGTGGCAATTATGGCTAGTGCTAGTTCGATTCAGACGGCTTTTAACCAGTGTTTTAACGCTACTGGCTGGACGCTAGACTATCAGACCACTAATGTAATGACACCATCGATTACCATTGATGGTAAAACAAAAGCTAGTACGTTAGTACAGACGCTAATCCAAACCTATAACGTTGAGATTGACCCTTATGTTGAGATTGACAGCCAAGGAAATGTCACGAAAAAGGTGTGTGTCATTACTGACCAACTTAATGCTGATATGGTCTACAACGAGGCGGTATTTGGCAAGAATATGACTAGCGTAAAGCGAACAACGGTGTCAAATCCAATCACTAAACTTATCCCTTATGGTGCTAACGGTAACACGATTGCGCTAGTTAATGATGGTAAGCCTTACATTGTTGATGATGAAGCTAATCAGAAATATAACCCTGACTGGCAATCTGGTTTGTACTATGAGGGGGTTATTACAGCTAATTCAATTGAAAACCCAGCCGGTCTTAAAACATGGGCTGAGGAAATGCTGCAATTGTATAATCATCCGCGGACGTATTATGAGGTTAATGTAACACCTAAATTTAATCCACCATTAGGTGCCACGATTAGGTTTAAAGATGAGTTAATCAAGCCAGCATTAGATGCCAGTGGTCGAGTCATCCAACGGACAATAAGTTTTGCCAACCCGTATGGCAATACAGTTGGCTTTGGTGAGTATGTCACGGTACCAGTTGCCACACCGGCCTGGATGCAAGGTTATCAAAGCGCTATTAATAGCGCCATTGAAAAGGCAAAGGAGGACGCTAGTTCGGTTAAACCAGTTGCTTTAACTCCTGACGGCAACAACTTCACTGATACCACCCAGACTAAGCGACTAATTTTGCAAGCTTGGGAAGGCAATACTAATATTTCAGCTTATATTGATAACAAAGGATTCATTTGGCACCGTTATAATACTGACGGCACCCTTGATACTAGTTTCAATCAAACTGGCTATTTAGTGCAAGCAGCATACAGTTCCGTAGGCACACTGCACGGGACTATTGAGACCCGTTACATCCAAAATGAACCGGAAATCAAGTTACAAACTAATGCTATTCGTAATTTGGGTAGCTTTAATCCAGACAACAGTGCACTAGGAATAACAGACGCGGCGCAATATATGTGTCCTTTGAGCAACGGTCAGTATATAACTAGCCGGGCGATCAATCAAAGTACAACCGGCGATACTATGTTTGTCTTACATGACACAAATTTTCAGCCAATTAGCAAGATGATTGTTTCACACGGTGGGCATGGATCTAGCTTTTCAATCGAAGAGGTAAATGGGGCTGTTTACATTTGGTCCGCAACCAAGCCTAATTTAAACGTTAACGAATATGCAATTAGTCGCATACCCTACCTTGCTAATGTGACCCTAGGCAATGATGATGATCGTATTACGCGTTTCTGCACTGTCGATCGTTATATACGAGTCAGTGTCGATTTCAAACACGGGTACGTACTTTGCGGCTACGTGAATGGTAAACAGGACGTACTGCGACTCGATGAGGTTAAACAAGGTAATTATAACGTGCTATATAGTTTTAATGTTGCCAACTATGGGTTTGACGAGAACAAACAAACCTACCAATCACAAGGCATTGACTTTCCGTATGTGTACTTTCACTCGGGTGATTACAACATGAAAGACCCTCGTATGGTGTACGCAGTTAATGTTGTTCATGGTGGGCAAGAATTTGCCTCTAACTATTTACTGGATATGAATTTAGGGTTAACCGACGATGTTGTTGAGCCTGAAACCTGCAACGTTATCTATAATAGTCAGACTAATCAGCCGGAACTATTGGTCACCTTCAATTGTAGATACCAAGGCAATTCTCTAGAACGTGTCTTTGTAATACCAATCAAAGAACGTTTGCCAATGACTACGATTAGCAATGATTAAGAAAGGAGGTTTATAAATGGCAGAATCTAATGCAACACAGGTCATCTTAACCGATGATGGCCTTAAAATTATCAAGGCTCAAAATACGGCTGATACTGCCGCTAGTGGGGTCACCAATTTAAATGACCCCAATTTAATGAGCGTCATTGAAAAGCAGACCCAAGCAGCACAATATGCTGGATTAACAAGCCAGTATAATGTGATTCTAGCCCGTGCGAAAGATGCTAGTATCAGTACGACCACTTTAACCACAGCCTATAACAACCTTAACATCTTCATGGCAGCCATCTTAACAGATACCACTAAAGCTAGTGATGTTAATCGAGACACTTATAAGAGCCTCCTAGACGCTTATAACACAGCTCTGAGCAACGTGCAGAACGCCTTGAAGGACGCCTATAACACGGATATTAGCAATATGAAGTATAGTGTATCGGCAGCTAGTCAAGCGGCTTCTAGTGCCGCTATAGTGGCTTCACAGGCAGCAACAACGGGCACTAGTGCTAGTCAGGTTGCATCACAGGCGGCTAGTGCGGCAAGCCAAGCTAGTGCTGATTACAAAGCTTTAAGTGCTGGGGTTAAAGATGGCTCAGTCGTGCATATTACCACTAAAACGGTGATTGATGACGCTGTGATTGGAACGGCTGAAATAGCCAATGCAGCTATCACTGATTCCAAAATTGGTAATGTTAGTGCCAATAAAATAACAGTTGGTACGATTGATTTTAACACGGTTATTGGTAAAAACATCAACGCATCAAACATTACAACAGGAACACTCAGCACTGACCGGTTAAATGTTGGCAAACTATCAGCTTTAAGTGCCAATTTAGGAAACGTTACAACCGGATCACTTAAAGGTGTCGATATTGTGGCCAACTCATTTAGCACGCCAAACGGTAGCTTTACAACTGATTCCAATGGTAATGTGGTGGCTAGCAATTTAACAATCAGGGGAGTCACTAACCTTGTTTATAATGCGGCATTGTTAGGTGCCAACGGCTCATATATTCCCGGCTGGATTATCAGCAATAACGCTGTCTGTTGGTCAAACGTTATGCACGATGGTGTACCATCTATTGGCTTCAATGCTAATACTGGGGCTGGAATTTGGGCTAAATTTGCACAAACTAAATTACACCCGTTAAACGGAGCTACTGGTCAACCGTTTAGTGCTTCTGTATGGTTCAAAGAAGACGGTAGTGACACTAGCTTGCAATACTCATTCACATTAGCATTTTTTGACTCGAATGGTAATCGTATTAATGGTGGATTCGTTGATAACACTTAGTATGGTATCGGTTCGGGGCAAGATTGGCGTTATATAACTATCGATAACGCAGTTGCACCAAGCAACGCCGTATCTGTTGGGTTACAATATTGGGCACACAACGGACATAGTAATGCTTGTTTTAGTTCACCAATGCTAACTCAAACTGCTCAAGCTACTGGTTACCAGCCAGACACAGGTAATGTTGTCAGTGCTGGTGAAATAGATGGTTCAGTCATTAATGGTTCAACCATTAATGGTACAACATTCAACGCTGGCTCACAGTTAAACAGCTATGGCAACACTAGTTATCCGCTGACTATATTTCCGGACGGTTCACTCAACAGCACAACGTTCAAGACAGTTGCAAATGAAACGGCAGCACTACGAACAAGTCTTAAAGATGGCATACTCAGAACCAATCTTCGTGGGATGACTACGTTTGCTGCTGGTAAATACTCAGCGGCTGACACGGCACTAGGAGCTGGACAGCTAACATTGTATGAAGGCTATTCAACTTCACAAGATGCTAACTTCACAAATAATAGTCTGACCTCTACAGGATATGTCATTGTTGATGCAGGTACCGGTATTACGCTTCATGGCGACGGTCAACAAATCACCTTTAATGGTACTTCTGCTGATGTTACACCGAAGGGTATTATTATTACACCATACGGCAATATTAACCCTAATGGCACGCAGAATATCTGGTATGTCGGCAATGGCCCGACTATGAAGACAGCCAGTTTTGGTATTGACGGATCGGGTGTTAATAACATCCAATTCAATCGTTCTTTAGATATTGGTAACTTCAACATAAATACCTATCACACGATTACCAGTTCTGACAATGGTCCAATTCATTTCAACCGTGCTAACGGCAACCCTGTTGATATATACGCTAGTACCGTTCACTATGATAGCTTAGTTAAATCGTCCCTATTAAGCGTCAAGAAGGACGTAAAAAAGGCTGACACAGCTTACTGGGCACAGCTAGTTAACTCAATCGACCTAGCAACATATCAGTATAAATCTGACGATAATACCAGCCATATTAGGTTGTCTTCCATTGTCGATGATGTGAATGACACTAAGCAGTGGCAATTACCAGACGTGTTTATTAGCCGTGATGAAGACGGCAAGCTATGTGGGGTGGATGACAGTGTACTACTGAACGCTACTTTAGCGACTGTACAGGAACAACAGAAAGAAATTGATAAATTAAACGGGCACAATATGGAATTAGAGGCTAGATTAAACAAATTGGAGGCAAAATTAAATGGATAAAATTTTGATTACAAATTACAAGCCAGATTACACAAATGATATTATGACAATTAGTTTTCAAATCAATACACTGGGTATTAACGCACAAGTAAGTATTACCATGGATGACTTTAACGCTGCTATCGCTGGCGGTGCTGGGGGAGCAGATCGAGTCAAATTGAAGGTGTTGAACACGCTGATTGACAGTCTGACTTCTTTGAAGCCTGCTACTACAACCGCAAAGGAGGATTAGATTATGAATATCGATGCACAAGCTTTAATCAACAAGATGACGAATAACTATGCCCAAGCGATCGCCCTTAAAGACCAGGAATTAGCGATGGCTCAAGTTCAAATTGACCAGCTTAATGCCAAGTTAGCTGAAAAGGAGGCGCCTAAAGATGGCGAAAACGCTTAGTTTTACCGATACTTCACCACAAACGGTTAAAATTGGTGATACCACTACCAGCTTTACGTTAATTTGTGGCAATGATAACGTGGCCACTGATTTAACTAAGGTTACTTCAATTACCGTTAAATTGGGCAATGCTAGTGGCTATCTTAAATCGGCCACAGTTGACCCAGCTAGTTTAACCGAACCCACGACTGGTCAGATTGTGCTAGCTTTAACAGCGGATTTAATGACCGGCTTAACAGCAGGAGATTATCAATTAGAAGTCTGGGTGGTTGATAGTACTGGGACGTCAATTTACCCTAGCGAGTCAACGTTACAGTTCCAAATTAATAATAGTCTTGAATAGGAGGTAAATAATTGAATAAGCGCAAGTTGAAGGTGCTCATCTTAATGGTGAGCGCTATTTTTGTTGCCTTTTTAATGTGCAATGTTACCAGTCAGGCTTCAACTAGTCGAGAACAAGGGGTCGACTGGTCTAAATTTCAAGGCAATAGTGGTGTATTCGGCTATAGTTCCGATAAGTTTGTATTCTCACAGGCAGGTGGCTTCTATGGTGGGACTAATATCCCTCAAACCACTTATGCTACCCAAGTTGCCAGTGCTAAACAGGCTGGCAAACGGGTACACACGTATTTGTGGGATGGTGTTGGTGGCAATATGTTCAATGCCAAGGCAATGATGGCCTATTACTTGCCACGAGTTAAGACACCCAAGGGTAGTATTGTAGCACTAGATTATGAGGATGGTGCTTCTGATAGCGTGACAGCCAATACCAATGCCATTCTAGCCCAGATGAAGCTTATTAAGGACGCTGGATATACCCCTATGCTGTATGGTTATAAGGCCTATCTAAGTGCTCATGTTGATGTGGCTTCTATTGTTAGAGCCCATGGTAATTGCCTATGGCTAGCTGAATATCCGGACTATCTGGTTAGAACTTGTCCTAATTATAACTACTTCCCTAGCATGAACGGCGTGGCTATCTTCCAATTCACTAGCATGTATAAAGCAGGCGGATTAGATGGCGATGTTGATTTAACAGACATTACCAAATCAGGATACACAACTGTTAGCAAAAAACAAGCTCAAACCAACGTTAAGAAGGCACAAGCAGCTAAGAAGGCCGCCTTTAAGGTTGTCAAATACAACCAAAGTGGGGTGTTCTATCCTAATCGGACTCTGGCAGTACGATACACGGATAGCGACAAGGTTAGCCAAGTGGCTACTTATCATAAGGGCGAGAGTGTAATTTATAATGCGGTTATTATCGAACACGACTATGTCTGGGCACGTTACACTCGTTCAAATGGCCTGTATGGCTTTATCAAGCTAGGTGTCACCAACGGGCCAGCCTACGGTAAGCGAGTTACTTATCAGCCGGTTAGTCACACATATTACACAGTTAGGTATGGCGACAGTTGGTGGACAATCGCACAACGCAACGGCCTAAGCATGACTACATTAGCTAGTCAAAATGGAAAGACAATTTATACCACTATCTATCCTGGGCAGCGATTGGTGGTGAGATAATGTCACAATATGATGATACAACTAAGCTATTAATGGATATTCAAAAGGATGTGGCCAGCACCAAAGCGAAAGTTGAGAATATTGAAGAAAAGATGAATCGAGTTGATGATATTGATAGCAAGGCTGATAAGGCCCTAGCCAAATCAATTGAAATCGAACATGAGATAGGACGGGTTACTCAGATTCAGAATTGGGTTATCGGTGTCCTAATTTCCGGTGTACTCGTTACGTTAGTTGTTTATATCGCGGAAAAGTTCCTTTAGGAGGGAAAAAATATGATTAAAAAAATTAGTTTTAAGAATGCCGACGGAAGTTTGAATGGCAAATTAATCGCCGGAATTATTTCGTTATTAATTGTGTTAATTCAACAAATCTTTGCCATGTTTGGTGTTAAGTTTACTGGCGACTGGTCAGCCATTGTTGCCGTTATTAACACAGTGTTAACAATCCTTGGTATGTTGGGCGTGATTACTGACGTTCAAACAGTGACATCACCAACAGTTAAAAGTGACGAGGAAAGCCAAGTTGAAGCAACAGCTAATAAAGTTGCTGACGAAATTCCAGCACCAACTTCCGCGGCCACTACAGTGAATAGTTCTGCAGCTTCTGACACTGAATCCGCCTCACAAGAAAACCAAAAATAGTATAATTAATCCCCTGCGCTTCGGCGTGGGGGATTTTTTTGTGTTTAACCGTTGACAATTATCATATATAATATTACATTGCGGCCAAGAGTCTAATAAACAAGGGAGATAATTAAAAATGTTCAGAAATTTAGTTAAATTAGCTGGTTTAAGTCGTTGGTATCACCATGAGCAACATGTAGATAGGTCAAACGCCCGTAAAGCTAGTGGCCAATCATCCTTTAGCTATGATGATTTCAAAGGATTACGCAAGTTTGCGTTCTGGTTATTTGTATTCAGTATATTTTTAAACTGGGGCTTCGTTGGTGCAGTTAGTTTGATTGCATGGTTAGCCATGTGGGTTGTTAGCCTGCTATTTTAATTAAATGTCGATTAGGATTGTTTAAGTAGTATAATTAATCCCCCTGTGCTTCGGCGTGGGGGATTTTTTTGTGCTCAAAAAATAATTTAAAATGGTTACAATTACTTCCAGATATGGTGCTATATAAGTGTAGAGAAAAGCAAAAGACAATATGCCTAGGAGGAAAAACATGGTGGGAATTTTAGATAAGTATCTTGAGGCGCACGGCCTCACACGCTATCGACTAGCAAAAGAGAGTGGTATCAGTCAAACAACATGGTTTAACGTCAACTCACGGCCGCTAGATCGTTGGACGGTCAAGCAAGTACGGGCACTCGCGGCATGCAATGGCAAAGTGAACTGAAGGTCC